CTTCTGCGATTACAGACCTTAGAGGTGCTGTAACGACAGGAACTGAAGTAGCATTTGAAGCTAGAGACATAAACACAATGGGACAGAAAGTTTGGCAAGATGCTGGACAATCATCTGATCCAGGTGGATATTACTATGTTGCATTAACTTTTGATGCAGCTGGTGATACTGCTGGTGATTTAAGTTTCATTATCGAATATACAGTAGACTAATCAACAATTTAGGTGGGGGAGCAATCCCCCATCTTTCATTTCATGACAAGAGCTAGATTTGACCCAAGACTCATAGATATTTACAAAGAGCCTAGACTTTTGTTGCATTTTCAATGGGGAAACGATAATAAGATTTATAGATATGCTTTAGTTGAAAAAATTGATATAGGTAGTATCAACGAATTAACAAAGCAAAAGAAAGATGAATTAAATCTTTCTAACGAGGACATTTGGAAAAAATATGGCATCAGTAGTAGACATTTGTAATGGAGCATTAAATCAATTAGGAGCAACTACTATCCTATCACTTACAGAAGATTCAAAAAACGCAAGGCTTTGTAATGCAAGATATACACAAGTTAGAGACGCATTATTTAGATCACATCCTTGGAACTGTTTACAGAAACGAGTAGAACTCGCAGCAGATACAGATACACCTGCTTGGGGTTTTACTTCACAATATACTTTACCAGCAGATTGTATGAGATTACTTCGTATATTAGATTATGATTCTAATTACAAAGTAGAGGGTAGAAAAATATTAAGCAACGCATCTAGCATGAAAATTTTATATGTTTCAAGAGTTACTGATCCTAATGAGTATGATGAATTATTAAGAGAAACTATATCAGCTGCATTAGCAGCAGACATTGCATACGGAGTTACATCTTCAAATCCTGTAACTCAAAATATGTATCAACTATTTCAAGATAAATTAAGAGACGCTAGATTTGTAGATGCTACCGAAGGTCAGAATACTTCACCTGATCTTGGTATGACAGATGAGATAGAGTCTAGTACATTTATAAACTCAAGGTTTTAACACATGGCTAGAGTTGCAGCACAGCTGACCAACTTTACAGGTGGAGAACTTTCACCACGTTTAGATGGTCGTAATGATCTTACAAAGTATTCTTCAGGATGTAAAACTCTTGAGAACTTTATTGTTTATCCACATGGAGCAGCAGCTAGAAGAGCAGGAACAACTTTTGTAGCTGAAGTAGCAAGTAGTGCTAATAAAACAAGATTAATTCCATTTGAATTTTCTACAACTCAAACTTATATGCTTGAGTTTTCTAATCTAAAAATAAGAGTTTATAAAGATGATGGTGCTGTATTAGAAGGTGATAAAACTATCTCTGCTATTACAAAAGCTAATCCCGCTGTCGTAACTGCTACTTCACATGGTTATTCTGATGGTGATGAAGTTGTTATTACTGCTGTGGGTGGTATGACAGAGGTAAATGGTAAAAGATTTTTGGTTGCAAATAAAACAACTAATACATTTGAACTAACAGATAAAGATGGAGCTAATGTAAACAGTACAAGTTTTACAACTTATACTTCAGGAGGCGTATCTAATAAAGTTTTTGAAATTACAACACCTTACACAACTGCACAACTTTTTGATCTTAAATTTGCACAGAGTGCTGACGTTATGTACATCACACATCCTGAACACGAAGTAGAAAAATTATCTCGTACTGGTCATACCTCTTGGACATTAACAGATGTAGATTTTACTAAAGGACCAATGCAAGATGAAAATACAACTACTACAACTTTAAACCCTGGAGCTACAGCAGTTGGAACTGGAGTATCATTAGTGGCTTCTGCTGCTACAGGGATAAATAGTGGTTCTGGATTTTTATCAACAGATGTTGGTAGATTTGTTTTTCTTCATGGTGGTTATGCAAAAATTACTGGAGTTACAAATACAACAAATGCAACCATTGAAATATTAACTACACTTTCTGCATCAACAGCAACTGAGGCTTGGAGACTAGGAGCATTTTCAGATACGACTGGACATCCTTCTTGTGTTACTTTCTTTGAACAAAGATTAGTGTTTGCAGGAACTACTAATCAACCACAAACAATATTTTTTTCAAAGTCAGGTGATTATGAAAACATGGATGCAAACATTGGTGGTACTGTAGCTGATGATGATGCAATCATTTACACTATAGCATCTAACCAAGTTAATGCGATTAGGTTCATGACTGCTACAAGAACTTTAATTATTGGAACAGCGGGTGGTGAGTTTACTGTATCGGGTGGAGGGACAGACAGTGCAATTACACCAACAAATATATTAATTAAGAAACAATCAAACCATGGTGCAGCAAATGTAGATGCTATAGCTGTAGGTAACGCCACATTATTTTTACAACGTGCAAAAAGAAAGATAAGAGAACTAGCATATAACTTTGATGTTGATGGTTACATTGCACCTGACATGACAATTCTTGCAGAACACATTACAGAAAGTGGAGTAACACAAATGACTTACCAACAAGAACCTAATCAAATTGTTTGGGGAGTTAGAGATGATGGTGAATTAATAGGTTTGACTTATCAAAGAGAACAACAAGTAACAGCTTGGCATAGACATATTTTTGGTGGTCGTTTTGGAAATGCAACGATTACAGTTACAGATTTTGCAAACATTGCTAATGGTACAAGAGTTGTTTTAACAAAAGCAGATGGTACAAGTACAACTTTTACATCCGCTACATCTGCTACCTCAGGCAAATTTCATACTACATCTAGTAATAATCAAACAGCAACTAATCTACAAACATTAATAAATGCTGATTCTGATTTCACAGCAACAGTTGCTAGTAATGTTGTTACGATTACAGAAACATCTCCATTGTCTACAGGATTCTTAACGATTAAATCTTTAGACGATGATACTCGATTAGCTTCTACTAACGAAGGTAAAGCAGTATGTGAAAGCGTTTCAGTTATACCCACAGATGATTCTGAATATCAAACGTGGGTTATTATCAAAAGAACAATTAATGGTGCTACAAGAAGATTTGTAGAATTTATTAATAACTTTGATTTTACAGAAACAGATAATACTACATTTAATTTTTTAGATAGTGCTTTGGCTTATAGTGGTTCAGCTGTTACAACTATTTCAGGTTTAGATCATCTTGAGGGACAAACAGTTTCTATATTAGCAAATGGTGCAACACACCCTGACAAAACAGTATCAAGTGGCTCGATTACATTAGATCGTTCCGCCACCGATGTTAAAGTTGGTTTAGCTTACAAATCAATACTGCAAACGATGAGATTAGATGCTGGTTCACAGAATGGTACATCACAAGGTAAGACAAAAAGAATATATGAAATCACAATTAGATTATTTGAATCTATTGGTGTTGAGGTTGGTGAATCTTTAGATAACATGGAAAGAATACCATTTAGAACATCATCTGATCCTATGGATGAAGGTATACCTGTGTTTACTGGTGATAAAGCTGTAGAATTTAGAGGTGACTATGACACTGATGGCTTTATTTTTGTTAGACAAACACAACCTTTACCTTTAACAATATTATCATTATACCCTGAGTTACAAACGAATGACTAAAAATTTATTACAGATAGTTCCTTATATTTCTAAACATGGTAAGATCATACTTGCAAATCAAATGAACCACGTCTTAATGGATCAAGATGCTAAGTTTGATGGCGATGCGATGCAACTAGAACAAGACGGATTAGCTTATACATGTATTATAAACAATGAACCTATTGCTTCTGCGGGTATGAAGATTATATGGAGTGGTGTAGCAGAGGGTTGGGTCTTGGCAACAAGTAAAGTTTGGAATCATCCATTAGTTATTGCTAGAGCTATCAAGAAAAATTTTGCAAGACTAGCTAGAGAAAATAATATAAAAAGAGTACAAACAGCTGTAAGAGCTGACTTTAAAATAGGTTTGAAGTTTGCTTCATGGCTTGGTTTACAAAACGAAGGGTTGATGAAACATTATGGTTTTGATGGTTCAGATCACTTCAGATATGCGAGGATTTTTTAATGAGTTGGTTAGCACCAGTAGTAGTAGGAGCATCAGCAGTAGCAGGTATACAACAAGCAGGTTCTATTGGAAAATATACACAATCTGCTCTTGATAGAAAAGCTAAAATAGAAGAACAAAAAGCTGAAGCTATAGAAAATCAATTAACATTAGACCTTTCAACATTTGACAAAAAATTTAGAGAGTTAGAAGGAACTACGATTGTTAATACTAATAAGTCAGGAGTGGTGCAAGGATCAGGTTCTTCTCAAATTATAACTTTATCAAACCTTTTTGAAAAAGAAATTGAAAGAAGTAAAATGCGATACAATGCTGAAATAGGTAAAGCTAGAGCTTTTGAAAGTGCAGCTTTTTCTAGGATTGAAGGAAATATTGCAAAACAAAGATCAAGAATAGAACAAATTAGAATAGCCAGTGATGCTGGAACAAGTTTGTTACTAATGCGAGGATAATATGGCTATAAAAATACCCAAATATATATCTCAAGGAAGAATAACAACAGAGACTGGTAGTATTGGTAATGTTCCTAATATATCTCCAACTGAAAATATTTTTAGAGCAACCAAACCTGTTACAGATTTTTTAACAAAAGAATACATAAAAGAAAAAAAATTAGAAGCTGATAATAAAGCATACAAAATATTATCTGATATGTACATTGATCAAAAAGATGACAATGGAAACACTATACAAAAAGGTTTGTTTACTATTCAAAGTGAAACTAAAAAAAACGGAAATCCAACAGATGCTGCTTCCATACACGATCAAGAAGTAAATAGTTTATATAATTATTTTAAAAATAATAAGTTTCAAGGCTTAGATAATTTTACAAAAAAAGCTATTGAAAAAAAATATTATTCAACTGCTGGAATTTTAAAAACAAAAGCTCTTCAAGGATCAAGAGAAGAACAAATTAAATTATCAAAAGATGTAGATGAAGATTATATTTCTAAAGAAGCTATAACATTGAAAGAAGTTGGACCAGTATATTTAGATATTTATAATAACAAAGTAGCAGAAAAAATAAACGCTAATACTAATTACGATCAAGGTCAAAAGAAAATATTAATTGAAGCCTATCAAAAATTTGGTGTTACTAATCTTGCAGAGGGTATGTCTAAAAATCAACCTTTTGCATTTAAAAAAGCTCTTGAAAAAGGTGATTTTGATATACTAGGTATAGAAGAAAAAACTAAACTTTTAGCAGTAGCAGAAGGAAATATATTAGAAAGTAAATATCAAGTTCTTACAGGTTCTTTAAACTTACCACCTGATGCCGATCCATCTCTCTTAACAATAGCTTATGATGAGATAACTAGAGGCACATTTGGTGGTAATAAAGAATTAGTCAGTCTTTACAACTCTTTATCAATTGCTGAAAAAACAAAATTTAAAGAGTATGCAAATAAAAAAGCAAGATCATTAAGAAGTGATATGCAGTTTCAAATACTTTCTAATCAACAAATTATTAAGAATCAAACAGCTAACGAAGCTAAAGAATCAATTTTAAAATTACAAAAAGAAAATGGTACGTATGACAGAAATATAGAAACATTATTTAATAATACACCTGATATTATAGAACAATTTAAAACTTTAAATTCAAAAGTTATATCAACACAAGGTAAAACTTTATCAAGTTTTGACACTAATAGTGATATTATAAATTTAATTATAACAGATCAAATCAATCAAGTTACTGATAAATTTAGTTTACCTGGTGAGACTGAGCCAAAATCAATCGTGGAAAGATATGAGTCAGGAGTTAATATGCAAGATTTAGTATTTTTAAGCACCATGATTGATGATCAAAATAAAAATCCTAACACGTATTCAGACATGAAAACTTTTTTTAACTTTATTGATTTTTATAAAATGCCAGTTCAAGGTAGTCCTGTATTAAAAAATATTGATCCAGGTTTAGATGATAGACTTAATAATTTTAAATACACAATGTATGCAAGATATGTTGATGGAATTAAAAAAGGCATACCTGCCAAAACCTTAACAGACCCAACTAAAAAAGAATTTATAGGTAAAGATGTTTTAAACTTTATGCCTAATGCCAATCTTTTATTTAAAGAAATTGTCGATCAAATTAAAAAGAATAAAGGTTTTGTTCAAGAAAGAGATGCAAAAAGATTACCTGGTGAATCAGCACAAGACTATTTAAAAAGAATAGGAAAATTATAATGGCTAGTCTTGGTGAACAAAGCGAAGCGTTAGTTAAAGGTGGTTTTTCAAAAAAAGAAATAGAAAATTGGAAACAAGAAAAAATATTTCAATTAGAGCAAGGTGGTTTTGAAACAGAAGAAATTCTTAAAGAGTTTGGTTATCAACCTATTGAGAAAGGACCAATAAAAAAAATATGGGATAACATTATTACTTTAGGTAAAGAAGAAAAAAAATCAACATACGAAAAATTATTAGAAGTAGAAAAGAATGAACCTGATAATATTTCTTTAAAAGAAAAATTAGTAGGTGAAACCTTTGAGTTTGAAAAATATTGGAACAGAGGTTTTAATATGGGTATTATTGATCTAGTTCAAAACTATCATCAACTTCCTGGTAATGATGGTACAGGTTTACCTGAAGGTTATGTTGCAGAGCCTTTTGAAGATACAGGTATCATAGAAAGAAACATACAAAATCTTGCAGTCATTACAAAAGATTTACCTGTGTATTTAACAGGTGCTTTGCTGACAAACCTTTTAACTTTTGGTCGAGCAGGGAAAACAGGAACTGCGGCAGGTACTGGTTTTTTTGCAGGATCAATTAGAGAGACTTATTTAAATATGTTGCAAAAAGGTCAGGTCAATAGTTGGTCAGAGTTTTGGGATATTTATACAAAAGAAGGAGTTAAAGCTGGTGCAAAAGAAGCAATACAATTAGGTTCTGCTGTAGGTTTAGGTGGTTATGGAAAAAACTTTTTATCAAAACTATTATTAAGAGTTGCTGGATTTGAAGGATCAGGTGCAATCATAGAACAAGAATTACCTAGCAAAGATCAATTAATTGATTCTACAATTTTATTTGCCGCATTTGGATTAGCTGAATCAGGAGGTGCAAAAGTTGTAAACACAATTAAAAAAACAAATAACAATGCCATTGATATTGCAACAGATTATATTGCTGACAAAACAGTAGTCGAAGATTTATCAAGTAAAAATATTGCAATACCTAGAACATACAAAAAACCTGAAACAAAAGTTGTAAAAGAGGATGCTTTTAAAAAAGATATAAAATTAGATACAGAAGCAGAAAATACTATTTTAAATAAAATTAGATATGCAAAAGAAGAGATTACTGAGCCTGGTAAAGCGAATAAATTAACTCAAGGTTTTATAGATAGATTACATCCTGTGTACAGAATGGTAAAAGAGGTAGACAAAACAAAAAACAGAACTGGAAAATTAAGTGTCTATGAAAGATTTAGAACTCTAGTTGGAATGGAACATAGAGCAGGACACTTTATAGAAGTAGGAACTTTAGATAAAAATTTAAAACAAAATGGTAAATCTTTTAAAGAAATATTAAAACCAATAGGTAAAGATAAAAAATCATATTTAGAATTTGGTTCTTATAAGGTTGCAAAGAGAGTAGTAGAATTACAAGAAAGAGGTATTGATCATGGATATGATATTAAAGCTGCTCGTGAAGTTGTGGCAAATAAAGAATTAGTAAAAAAATATGAAAAAATATCTAAAGAGTTTGATGGTTATAATTTAAGAGTTTTAAGATATGCTAAAGATAAAGGTTTAATTACTGAGGAGGCTTTTGATGCAATAGTTGAGGCAAATAAAAACTATGTTCCTTTTTCAAGAGTTATGGACTCTGTAGCAGGAGAGGTTGGTTATACAAAGAATGTATCAAATCCTCTAAAAAGAATTAAAGGTTCACAAAAAGACGTTATTGATCCGATCGAAACTGTATATAGTAATACTTTTCATATTATAAAATTAGCAGAACGAAATGCTGCTCTAATTGAATTTTTTGACTTTGTTGCAAAGAATCAAAAATCATTTCCTGATATTAAAAAAAGTGCAAGAACAAGACAAATTAAAATAGAAAGAAAAGAACTTGAACAAATATTAGATAGTACATCAGAAAATTTTATATCTGATAAAGCTATAGAAAATTTTAAAGTATTTAGAAAAGAATATTTACAACCAACAGAAACACAAGTAGGAGTTATTAGAAATGGAAAGTTTGAAACTTATGAAGTTGGTAAAGAACTTGCTCAAGCACTAAAAGATTTTGATCCAAAATCATTAGGAGATATTACTAAAATGTTTAGATTAAATGCTCCTGCAAGATGGTTGAGAGCAGGTGCTACAGCATCTCCTGATTTCGTATTTGCAAATATTTTTAGAGATACAGTGTCGGCTGCTGTTTTTAGTAAGTATGGATTTGTACCTTTATGGAGTTCAATAGAAGGAGCTGTAACTTTAGCGTTAGGTAAATCAGGTTTAAGTAGAAACTCAAAAGAAATTTATAATAAATGGTTACGATCAGGTGGTATGCAATCTACTTTAATTTCTATTGATAGAAATATATTTGATAAACCAGCATTTGAAATTTTAAATCGTGGACCAATGAGAAATCTTCTTAA